TTCACGAAGGCGTTTAAATACTTCTATGAAATCGAGCTGGATACGGTCTTAAAGTACGCGATGATGAAGGGTATCGACGCGAACATTATTCGAGGATACAGGGCGAAACAGTTAGAGGCGGAGGGGGTATAAAAATGTCAGATCATTATTTAATTCACGGCGATTGTTTAGAGCAGATGAAGGAGTTACCTGACGGAAGCATCGACATGGTAATGACCGACCCGCCCTACGGAACAACAGCGTGTGAGTGGGACAGCATCATCCAGCTAGGGCCGATGTGGGAGCAGTTGAAGCGGGTGATTAAGCCCAACGGGGCGATTGTGATGACGGCAACTCAGCCCTTTAGCTCAGTCCTCGGGGCTTCCAACGCAGAGTGGCTCCGATATTCATGGGCGTGGAAGAAGCCACACACAGGACAGTTAAATGCAAAACGAATGCCACTTAAAAACATTGAAGACGTTTTGGTGTTTTACAAAAAACAGCCTACATATAACCAGCAAAGAGCGAAAGGGGAGCCGTACACGGGCAAAAGAAAAGGATATAAAGGCAGTGAATGCTACGGTTCTCAGAGAGATCACGATATTGTAAACACCGGAGGAAGATGCCCAACACAGCTTCTTGAGTTCTCAAACCGCAAAGGTAAAAACGTCCACCCCACCCAAAAGCCAGTAGCCCTGATGGAATACTTAATCAAGACCTACACCAACGAAGGCGAGACAGTTCTTGATTTCACGATGGGAAGCGGAACAACCGGAGTCGCCTGCATGAACCTTAACAGAGATTTTGTAGGAATCGAGCTAGACCCCGGTTACTTTGAGATAGCAGAAGCGAGAATAGAATCTGCCTTAAAAGAAATGAGGATGGAATGAGATTGATGCAAGGCGATTGTCTAGAACGGATGAAAGAGATTGAGAGCGGAAGCATCGACATGGTAATGACCGACCCGCCCTACGGAACAACGGCCTGCAAGTGGGACTCGATTATTCCGCTTGAGCCGATGTGGGAGCAGTTGAAGCGGGTTACGAAAAAGAACGGTGCGATTGTTATGACCGCAAGCCAGCCGTTCACGACAACGCTTATTGCTTCAAATATGAAGATGTTTAAGTATTGCTGGGTATGGGTTAAAGAGGCTGGTACTGGATTCCTTAACGCAAAGAAGTACCCACTAAAGAACAATGAGGACGTAATCGTGTTTTGTGAAAAAGGGTACCATAAGGTTTATAATCCCCAGATGACAGCAGGTAATCCATACACATGTAAAAAGGGCGGTAGCACAGACAACTATAATAAAGATGCCAAGACAACTGAACTGCTCGGCAATGAAATAATCACTATAAATAAGGGCGAAAGATACCCACTAACTACACTCAGGCTTAAGAGAGATAAGGACCATCTCCACCCCACCCAAAAACCAGTAGCCCTGATGGAATACCTAATCAAGACCTACACCAACGAAGGCGAGGCAGTCCTTGATTTCACGATGGGAAGCGGAACAACCGGAGTCGCCTGCATGAACCTTAACAGAGATTTTGTAGGAATCGAGCTAGACCCCGGTTACTTTGAGATCGCTCGTCAGAGAATAGCCGAAGCGCGAATTTTAGCCGCTGAAAAATTAACCGAAGAAATAAGTTGAAAAATAAAATTACGTAAACTATAAAGGAACCAGTTAAACAAAAAAGGGAGTGCGCTATGAAGGGATATAAAGGATTCGACAAGGATATGAAGTGTCGCGGCATGCAGTTTGAAGTAGGCAAAACCTACGAACACGAAGGCGACGTTGAGTTATGTAAAAGAGGCTTTCATTTCTGCGAGAACCCGCTTGATATTTTCAACTACTACCCGCCAGCGGATAGCAAGTTCGCCGAGATCGAGGCGGAAGGCGTTTCCCCTGAAACCGAATTAGATTCAAAACGAGTCTCCAAGAAACTGACGGTTAAAGGATTTATTTCAACTCAGGCAATGGTTAAGCTCTCGGTCGATTTTATATTTTCAAAGGTCGATTGGAAAAATAACAAAGAAAGCAACACAGGCGACTATTCAGCCGCTACGAACACCGGCATTCGGTCAGCCGCTACGAACACAGGCACTCAGTCAGTCGCTACGAACACAGGCACTCAGTCAGCCGCTACGAACACCGGCTACCAGTCAGTCGCTACGAACACAGGCACTCAGTCAGCCGCTACGAACACAGGCATTCGGTCAGCCGCTACGAACACCGGCATTCGGTCAGCCGCTACGAACACCGGCATTCGGTCAGCCGCTACGAACACAGGCATTCGGTCAGCCGCTACGAACACAGGCGACTATTCAGCCGCTGCGAACACAGGCGACTATTCAGCCGCTACGAGCACAGGCATTGGGTCAGCCGCTACGAACACCGGCATTCGGTCAGCCGCTACGAACACCGGCATTCGGTCAGCCGCATCGGTGGAAGGTGTTGAGTCGGTAGCTATCTCAATTGGGATAGAAGGAAAAGCCAAAGCGTCTTTAGGTTCTTTTATTGTCCTTGCTGAATGGAAAGACGGACATCGCATCTCTGTAAAATCTGCGTTAGTAGATGGTAAGAAAATCAAAGCAGACACGTTCTACACATTGAAACGCGGGAAATGGGCGAGGGCGGATTAAATGCCAACGACCCCCCTACTTAAAATCTCTCCTTCGCAGATCGACCGGGCGAAGACCTGCTACCGCTCTTGGTGGCTAAAGCACGTCCTCGGCCTTCCGGAGAAGCAGGGCACGAACACACTGCTCGGTGACATCGGGCACGGAGTCTGCGAACGGTTTAATAAGAGCGAGCCGCTTTACCCTGAAGGCTGGGAAAAGCAGTATAACCGCTTTACCAGTCAACCGACCGGTTTTGCCATCAATGAAACGGATCAGGTGCTTGTTAAAACGCTGATTGATAAAGGCATTACCGAAGGCGTCCTCACCCGGCTACCGGACGGACAAACCGAATATCCTATCAAATACGACATTGGCGAGTTCCACGGCGTTAAGGTACGGTTCTCGGGATTCATCGACTACCTTTCGTTTGCTGTAGGGCACGTTCAGGACCATAAATTCTGCGGCAACTTCAAGTATTACGGTAAGGCGAAGCTCGGCAGAGCCGTAGCGATGAACGCCTACGGGCAGTCACTCTACGCCACGGGCGTTTACGATCAGCCGACGCTCTGGCTCCGCTATAACCTTTTCAGGAAAGACATCGAAGACCCCGCCGTTAAAGTAATCGAAGTCGAAAAAACAAAGGAACAGTTACAGGAATACTGGGATAAGGAAATACTGCCCGTGGTAAATGACATGGTGCTTTATTCAAAGAACGCTAAAGAAGTACATGACGTACCGATGCCGGAAGATAAAATGAGCGCGTGTAATGCGTACGGGGGTTGCCCGTTTTTGCAGATATGTTTAGGTCGCGAATCTTGCAGAGAGTATAAGGCTAGAATCGACGGGAGTTCCGTCGAAGCCAAAGCAGAAGAACACAGTAATATCCTCGCCTCGATGAACGAGAGCGGGTCAAAAGAAGGAGAAAGAAAAATGTCACTAGTAGCAGAGTTAAATCGTAAAAAAGCACTCGCCGCCGCCGCGAGCAGCGGGACGCCCGTTCCCGTCCCGTCCGTACCGGCTCCCGTTCAGGTAGCCGCCCCCGCGCCGGTAGCCGTCGCTGCCGTGCCCGTATCGGACACGCCTCGCCAGCAAGCCCCATGGTACAGCGAGTCATGCCCGGTCTGTACCGGCCCCGATAACAAGAGCCTCGTTCTCGGCATGAACGGCGGTCGCCCGTGCTCCGTGTGCAAGGTGCTGTCTGAGCGTGAAGGGAAACCCTCGCCGGACGCCTACAAGATCGAAGCGAACGAAGACGGCTCTGTGTCGTTCGTCCTGAAAGACGCCCCGGTCGAAGAAGCCCCTGTCGTAGCGCAGGTCGTCCCGCCCGTAGTCGTCAAGGCTCCGGAAATGGCCGTCAAGGTCGAAGCACCGCCGAAGGTGTCCTTACCTCCTCCGGCAGTTCCTCCAGTGCCTGCCGCCCCCGCCGCGCTCGTTAAGCCGGTCGAGGAAGGGCTTACCCGTAAGGAGTTCGCCGACCAGTTCTACGAGCCGGAGCGCAAAGGATTCACGGTAGCTTACCACCGCGTCCAGAACCGCAAACGACTGTCGTACAAATTCGGCGACGCGAATCACGTCATTTACCTGCGCGATTTCATGGAGGCTGTGGCGGACGAGATTCTGAAAATCGCACGCGAAGCCGGTACGCCTTCGGATAGTTACTATTCTATCCCGGTGTTCACCCGCCGCGATATGATTAACGCCAACGCGCCTCGCTGGGCGGAGTTGATCGGGAACAGTATTATCGAAGCCGTCAACGTGCCGAAAGGCTCGGACGATCAGGTGCTTATCTTCGCGCTGGAAGCCTACGCTTCTGTCGTTATCGGTGAGCCGGGTCAATAAGGAAGAAACGCCCGCCCTTCTTCGGAGGGGCGGGAGCAAAGGAGGCTATGCAACACCTTGATTTATTTAGCGGGATCGGCGGATTTACTATCGCAGCGAAGCTCAACGGGATAAATACCGTCGGCTTTTCAGAGATAGACCCCTTTGCTTGTACTGTACTTGCTAAACATTTTCCAGAGATACCAAACTACGGCGATATTAAAGAAATGTCGGGCGAGCTTTTTCGCGATTTCATCGGTGTTGATTTAATCACCGGAGGGTTTCCCTGCACCGATTTATCGCAAGCAGCGCATGGATCACATAAACACCTAGACGGAGAACATAGCGGGCTTTTTTGGGAATTAGCACGATTGATAAATGAAATCGACCCTGAATGGGTAGTTATCGAGAATGTGCCTCAAGTCGTTAAACATATGGAAACAGTTAAACAGGAGATGTTCGCTTATGAGTGGTCACACAGAATCTTTGATTCACAGAATTTTGGATGCGCTTGTCGCAGGAAAAGAGCATACATTGTCGGACATCCTGAACCCGGACGCGCCGACGCGGTACTTAATTACGCAGAAAAGCGCGGACAGGTTATACGCAGTAGAGGGGCAGAAGATGTTCTCCCGATGTTGCTGCCGTGGAAAGGAGGCGTCTCGCTTGAGCGATTGTCCTCCTGCCTCGTTGAGATTACGGAAACTAATGCCGGAGGAATACGAGAAAGCGATGGGATTCCCGGCAGGTTGGACGGACGCAGGTATTTAGCTCTGGGCAACTCAATCACTCCGGTTATTCCTTTTTGGATTTTTGCAGGAATGGAGAGTGTGGTATGCTAACTCCTCTTTCCCTTTACGCCCTCCTTTACGCGGTAGCCGAAGTCAAGACGGCTTTCGACGAACACGCCCGAGGAGGGCGCGGGGAAGCGGGGGTGCTTTTACTCCCTACATGGCTCGTGCACGACGTAAACACGTTCACAAGTAAAGATTACCGTCTCTCGGACAGGCTCCACGACGAAAAGAGTTTCGAGATCGCGGTAGCCTATATCCAGCACTACGGGAAGATTTACGAGAAGCGGTTTAAGAAGTCGCTCGGCGAACGGGAAGCGGTGCTGATTTTGCACTACGGCTTTGATAAAGCAGGGCAGGGCGACAGTGAAGGGATTTGGGAAAAAGTCAGGGAGGAAATGAAGTGAACGAAGTAATCACCGGCGAAATCGTCCGGAATAAAAACACGCGAGAGATTTTCATTGTAAAGGAAGTCTGTTCGCTTACTGTATCCCTGCGCGAGTTGAAAGCTCGGCACAAGGTAACGATTGATCACTTTTGGAACGAATACGAAGTAATTGCTTAACAGTTAAACAGGAACAAAGGAGAACAAAGTGGACATAAGTAAATTAAAAGCAGCGCAGTACATCCCCGATGAATTTGATAAGCAATGCACTGCTGTAATGCAGTCTTTGCCTAAAGAGCCGGTTAAGGAACGTATCGCCCTTATTGAACAGGTGCTGGAATACCTTCGCATGGAAGAGGCTTATGAAAACATGCCCTAATTGCGGAGGCTCTATCGTAGGCGACGGGCACACACAGCCCATGCGCTGCGAGAACGCCGAATGTCCGGTAGATAGAGAATGCGACGCAGAAGTTCTTTACTGCGAATCACAACTTAATAAAGCAGAGTACACTGTATTATCGGGTGATTGCATCGAATCACTCAAGACACTTCCGGACGAATGTATAAACACCTGCGTAACATCACCGCCCTACTTCGGACTTCGTGATTACGGATGTGACGGTCAGATTGGTTTGGAGGAAACGCCGGATGCCTTCGTTAAAAAGCTGGTCGAGGTATTCCGCGAAGTGAAGCGGGTTCTGCGTGATGACGGTACGCTGTGGCTGAATTTGGGGGATAGCTACGCGGCAAACCGCGGGTATCAGGTGCCAGATGGCAAGGTTGGCGACGTTGGTAACAGCAAAGGGATGAAAGCGGACACCATAGGTCTCAAACCAAAAGACCTAATCGGCATCCCTTGGCGGGTTGCTTTCGCCCTTCAGCAAGACGGATGGTATCTGCGGCAGGACATTATCTGGCACAAACCGAATCCGATGCCTGAAAGCGTTACCGACCGATGCACGAAGGCTCATGAATACATATTTCTGCTAAGTAAATCGGCGAAGTATTATTTTGATAACGAGGCGATTAAGGAGGATGCCGTTGCTCCAAACGTAAAACACAAATCGAGCAAGAAGTCAGAAGCACAAGAATCTGCATACGTAGGCAGAGCACCCACAAATCTTGGAAGATGTGGAACAGGAGATGATGGAAAGCGCAACCGACGCTCCGTCTGGACAGTCACCACGAAGCCGTACAAGGGCGCACACTTCGCCACCTTCCCTTCCGATTTGATAGAGCCTTGCATCCTTGCTGGTTGTCCGGCTGGCGGAACCGTTCTCGACCCGTTTGGAGGAAGTGGCACTACGGCAGGCGTGTCTGTAAAAAACGGGCGGGATGCCGTTCTTTGCGAACTAAATCCTAATTATATAGGTTTAATTGCCGCGCGTGTTAAATTGATTGCGGAGAAAAAGTAATGGCCCTCTCTTTCTCCCAGTTACACCGACGAGCCGCCGCGACCCCCGCGCCGGTCTCCCCTGCCGCCCTGTCTCCCGTCAAGTCCCTGACGAGAATGCAGCAGAAGGCCGAGGATAATATCGCTTCCGAAGTCCGGCGTATTGTCGCGCTTCCGATTCAGGAGCCGCTGACCAAAGAAGAAATCGACATGATAAGCTGGAAGTATCTGGCGAGCGATTTCTACAACGCCTCCCCGAAGCACAGGCTCTTCCGCGAGCAGGCTGCCGCTATCGCCGCCTACTATGATTTCGACGGCGCGTTCCTTCCTATCGCGGTCGGAGGGGGCAAGACACTCACTTCCCTGATGATAGCGAACGAAGCCTTTCAGAAGGGCAAGCACAAGATTCTCCTAATCGTCCCGTCTCCGGTGCTGATTCAGCTTGTCGAGCACGACCTGCAACAGTACCGCAAGTGGCTTCGCGACTTTAATCTGCACGTCCACGTCCTCGCCGGGCACACGCCCAATTACCGCCGCCTGCTCGCCAAGAGCAACAAGAAGGGGCTTTACGTCGCGACGTATTCCATGATGTCCTCGAAGGACGCCTCCGAGATTCTCGAAGACATCGAGCCGACCTGCATTATCTGTGACGAGGCGCATAACGTATCCGGTGCCCGTAACTCAGCCCGCGCGAAACGGTTCAGGGAGTACGTCAATAAACATAACCCCGAGATCATTTGTCTGTCCGGTACAATTACCCGCAAGTCCCCCGCAGATTATCACTACCTCGCTCGCGCTGCGCTCAAGAATAACAACTTCCTGCCCAACGCTCCGGTGATCGCCGAGGCGTGGTCTGCCCTGATTGATTCTCAGGCTTCCAATATGTCCGATTACCGGAACGACAACCGACCGAAGACCGGCCCGATTATGCCTCTGGTGAACTGGGCGCAGCAGAATTTTCCTAACGAGCAGTTCGAGCACGGGCTTATGGGCTTCCGGAAGGCGTATAAGAAGCGGCTGGAGACCTGCCCCGGTGTCGTTACGTCCGTGAACGGCGCGGCGTGGGCAAGCCAGCTCTTCGACAATAACGCCGTCCCGAATTTCGAGAAGTGCGAAGGGCAGAACGCCGTCGAGAGGCTTATAGCCAAAATCACGAACGAGTGGCTTACCCCGAACGGGGACGAAATCGAACATGCAATGCACATCTGGAAATGGCGTTACGAGATCGAGGGCGCGGGGTTTTACAACGAGCTGTTCTGGCCTACCGAAGAGAAGCTCGCCGAGCGTAAGGGTATCACTATCCCAGAGGCTAAGATACTGCTGGAACGCTCGCAGGAATTTCACACTCTGCACCAAGACTATGCGAAGCAGCTCCGGCAGTGGATACAGTCGCACGCCAAGGCAGGCTTAGACACGCCGCATCTCATAGGTCTGGATATGCACAACCACGGCGGGAAGAACGTCGGGGAGCTTCTCTACACGTACTGGGGGCTGATGAAAGCCGCTGATTTCGACGGGCGCATCGAGCGCGACGGGCGTGCCGTACGGGTCTGTGATTACAAGATTCGGGCGTGTGTCGAATGGGTGAAACAATTTAAAGCTGAGAACAAGGGCGAGGGGCTTCTAATCTGGGTCTACCATCAGGAGGTCGGTCGCTGGATTATGGAAGCACTCATAGAAGCCGGAATCGACGCGCTGTACTGTCCTGCCGGGAAAGTTGCCGACCGTGCAATCATCGCGCCTGAAAATCGCCGCCGCGTTACGGTAGCTTCTCTTGGCTCGAAGTCCACCGGCCTGAACCTACAACACTTCGGACACTCGTATTATCTTCAGTGGCCGCGAGACGCGATTCTAGCGGAGCAGTCTTTAGGGCGCACGAACCGAGCCGGGCAGGAACGCGACGAAGTACACGCGACAACTTGCCATACGACCGAGTTCGATATGATAACCTTCGGCGCGACGCTGAACGACGCTGCCTATATTCACCAGACGATCGGCAATAAACAGCTCTTGATTTACGGGACGTACACCTTTAAGCCTACGGTCGTCCCTTATGCTGTGCTACGGCAGTGGGGCACGGAAGCGCGTTATTTGGACAAGGAAGGTCAGGAATTACTGAAGGAACGGTTCGAGGGGGAAGTATGACAGAACCCACTAAAAGCCAAATTAATGAAGCAGGAAGTATAAAAAGAAAGGTGCCGTATATGCTCTCAGAAGAAAAAATAACAGCGTGGCTGCTCGCCGACGAAGATAAATTAAGCCCTCGCGCCTCGATTTTCGGCGATCAAAAAAGGAAGCTCGAACTAGAAGCGGACGTGCTGAGAAAAGTATTAGAAAGGAATTAAACATGGAACATAAACACTTGGTTTTCACTTTGCAAGGGCGCGGCGCGCCTGTCCTACACTCCGAGCACCACTACGAGCTAGACGCTACGAAGGACGCCGAGTTGCTAAGTAAAAAAGGGTACGACGGATTCGTCGTAGAGGCGCGTGTTTTTAAGGCAGAAAAATAAATTAAAAAATAATTTGAAATTTAACGGAGAGGGTGTTTTACTCTCTTCCGTAACGAACCCCCCGAAAGTAGTTTGGCAGAGCGGACGGGATAGGAACAGCAACGAACAACAGAAACAGGAGAAAGAAGTATGACTACACCAGCAACCAGTAAACCGATGAACATGACGCAGCTTTGGTCAGGGATTGCCAGAGCACAGGTATCTCAACGCCAGAATAATCCGGCGCAGGGTACCGCGTGGTATCTGCTCAATAAGACGAGTCTCGAAATAGCACTTAAAACCAAAAATCAATTCATTAAACGCATTCTCACCTGTATCCGCCCGATCTGCGATTCGCACGGACGGGAAATCGGTCAGGATAATTACGACGGCGAACATAAAGGAACGGCAGTCTCGTTCTGTATCTTTCAGGGGCCTTACTTCCATAAGGACATGAAGGAATTCGTGCTCAAGTCGATGGGACGCTCCTTTACCGACGAAGAACAGCTCGTGTCTGAAACGATCACCGACCTCAAGGCCGCTGATCCGAACTTCAAGCCCGCTGCTGACGAAACAGAAGACGACGCCGCTTGGAGGGTTATTTGTGATCTGGTCTGTGGAGTCAACGCGGATACGGGGTGTCTCGACGGCTCGACCGTTCTGGAACTCGAAACCAAGGAAAAGGTCAAGAACACCGGTAAGTACGTGAAGAACGACAAAGGCGAAATGGTCGAAGAGATCAGCGTGTTCGTGAACACGTACATCAAACGCCGGGTGCCTCTGGCCGAAGTCGCCCAAAACGCGGACGCCAAGGACATCGCGAAGTTCTTCGGTTCCGTGGAACAGTTCAACTCGTTCCTCGAAAACGATAACGGGTAATTGAAATCGGGCGACACCTGCCTAGGGAGTGGTGCGGCTAGCTGGAGAGACAGCTTCTATTTTAAAAACTAAAAGGAAACCATGAACTCAAAAACAGCAAAGAAGATTAAGAAGGCAGTTTACGGCGACGCGGCGACTCACCGTACGGCGACCTACGCCGTCCAGAACCGCACAGGGAAACGAGGAGGGGAGGCGCGGATTATTCTGACCCCCGGCTCCTTGCGTAAGAAATACAAGGACGAGAAGGCGGCTTACAAGGCTTTCGCCCGTAACGGCAGAAAGACGAACGTACAGACAAGAAAGGCGGCGTAACATGCACCTCGATGTTTGGCAAGATTACCTCGCACTTTGGCTGATTCTGTCCGTCATTCCCGTTGTCGTTCTAATCGCGATAGGGAGCTGGACGCACTGCCGCGAACAGGATTTGAAAGAACGCGCTTCAGAGATCGCAACGGCTGCCTTCTGGCTCTGCGTCCTGCTGTGGGCTGTTCGCCGTCTTTGGTTTTAACCGCCGTTAAAAAGGAAATTAAAATGGCTAACTATATCGCGTTCGATACCGAAACCGACCTGATAGGCCCCGGCAACCTCGCCCCTGATTTAATCTGCTCGACTTTCTATGATCTCCAGACGAAGGACGTAGCTATTATCGGGCATCTCGACAGGGACGACACGCTCGCTACCTACCGTGCTTTGCTCGAAGACCCAGACACGCACCTGATCGGGCAGAACGTAGCTTACGACCTGTCTATCATCTCCCGCTACGAGCCGACCTTACTGCCTTTGATCTGGCAGGCTCTCTACGCCGACCGTATCCACGATACGATGCTCCGCGAAATGTTGATTAACCTTACGGTCTCCGGCAATATCGACGTAGTGGAAGACGGGGGTATGAACCGTAAAATTTTCTACGGCCTTGACGCACTGGTAAAAGATTACCTTGGCATCGACATCAAAGAAGCCAAGGAAGCGACGGATTCCGCCCGGCTTACATACAGCATCGTTAAAGAGTATCCTGTGGAGCAGTGGCCGGAGCACTATCGCAACTACGCGATGGACGACGCCAAGTACACCGGCCTCGTGTTTCTGGAGCAGGAAATCCGGCGCAAGAAGGTTATTGAGAGCACCGGCTACGACCCGTTCACTCAGGCGACCTTCCGCACCCGCGTCCACTTCGCCTTGCGGCTACTCGAATTGCAAGGCAACCTCCTCGACCCTGAACGGGTGCTTGCCGTAACGAAGGAGTTTGAAGACCTCTACAACGCGCCGGAGCTGGTTCAGCCTCTCGTCGAGGCAGGGATTGTCATTCCTGCCCTTCCCCCGCAGCCCTACGCCAAAGGTACTAAGGAGCATCTCGAAACATGCCGAGGACATAAATCACACCTTGATTTTAAAAAGGGAAAAAAGGTCGAGTGCAACTGTCCGGTGAAGATGAAGGAAGCGACGAAGGCTTCCACTTCCATAATCACTCTGCACGACCGTATCTGGAAACTCGCGCTAGATGGAAAGTGCGAAGCGTGGGCGGCGAAAGCCACGCTCGCTAATCTGAAACAGGAAGGCATTAAGGACGACTTCATCGAGGGGATGCACCAGATTAAAACCGAGGCTGTCGTCGAGGCTCTTCGACAACTCGCCGCCGATTCCGATAAGCCGCCAGCCGAAGGATACGACCGTTGCTTGCCCGACAAGTGGAAGCTGAAAGCCAATAAGGAATGGATGGCGAACTTTCAGGACTGCGACCCCGTTATAGCGAAGTACGCCGAACGGAAGCGCATCGAGAAAATCGTTACGTCCTACCTTCCGAACATGTACGGCGCGATACCCGGCTATCCCGCACCGGCTACCGAAGAGGAACAGGCCAGTAAGTATTACGGCAAAGCCCCCGCCGAACGCATACACGCCTGCTTCTCTCCGCTGAAACGCACCGGACGCACCTCGTCGTACGCCTCGAAGCTCTACCCGTCTTGGAACGGCCAGCAGGTCGATCCTCGCATCCGTCCTTGCGTGATACCCGCGCCGGGACGCGTGCTGTTCTCGATTGACTATAGCGGTATGGAACTCTGCACGGCAGCGCAGGTTTGCCTTAATTTATTCGGACATTCGGTTCTTGCTGATAAAATCAACGCCGGAGTAGACACACACGCCTTTCTAGGGGCGCAGATTGCTTACAAGCTCGATGACACCTTCAAAGAAGCCGCAGACGCCGCCGAGGGCTTCGAGGACGAAAAGGACGCTCGCTTCTCCATACTGCAACAGATCGGCGAACTGCTGTCAAACGAGCCGTGTTCCTCGCCACAATTCCAGCTCATTAAGGAAGGCGCGACATGGGGCGATTTCTTTAAGCACTATCGGAAGTTCGCCAAGCCTACGGGTCTCGGGTATCCGGGGGGTCTAGGCCCGCGCACCTTCGTCGCTTATGCCAAGGCTACCTACGGCGTTACCGTGGATTTAAAAACGGCAGAACTGCTACGTGACGTATTTTTTGATACCTATCCTGAAATGAAGCAGTACCTAAATTACGTCAACAAAGAGTGCTGGGACAGAATCAACGAACCGGATTTCGTCGAGGACGACGAAGGCAAGTTCTCGAAGCGCACCTATTACGCCTACGACACTCCGCTGGGATTGCACAGGGCGAAGTGTGACTACTGCGCCTGCGCCAACGGTCAGGCACTTCAAGGCATCTCGGCTGACGGGGCTTTAACGGCTCTCGCAGCGGTGATGAAGGAATGTTCGGTCGGGAGTCTGGCGGGGAGCGTTTGGCCTGCTCTCTTCATTCACGACGAAGTGGCCGGGGAGATACTCGACGACGAATACACGACCGAGCGGCTGGCTAAAGTCGCGTCGATCATGGAAGAACAGTTCCGCGTCGTTACTCCGGATATTGTCAGCAAAGCCGTCGCGTGTACGATGCGTCGGTGGTACAAAGCCGCCGAACCGGTTTGGGAAAATGGGAAGTTGATTCCTTGGGAACCGGAAGCTGTCGAAGAGGAAGACAACACGGAAGAAATTGAAATCGAAGAATTAACGGGAGAGGAATAGCAATGTTAGGTGATAAGTGCGCTCAACACGACGGGACGGCCTGTGCCGTGATTCTCAAGAAGCAGTGCTGTAACGGCACGAAGCGGGACATAACCGGGTGTCCGTGTTACGGCCCGGAGAAGGAAACTAAAAAGGAGAAGGAGTAATGTATATGATCGCGATTCAGTTATTTTTTATTGTTTGTAGCCTCGTCGCCGTGGGAGTTGCCTTTCACGAGATGCACGAAGAGCGGCAGGCTTGGAAGGAAGACGAAGCGATGATGTCCGGCTGGCTCAAGGAACGGAACGACAACATAGCCCGAGCAAATGAAATCATCACGAATTGCCTAGAATCACACAACAAATGGCTCGAAGGCGCGAAGGCTAACAGCGCGAAGTTCAAGAAGGAAATCGCGTGCCTTAAAGGACAAAACACACGCCTTAAAAAGAAGCTGGAGGCACTAAAGTGAACCATCGCGATTTCGACACCCTGCTGGATAACACGATCGAACAGATTCGGCAGACGATGGGGTCTAAATCCTCGGAGTACGCAAGGAACAGCGACAAGCTCCATAATTTCAAACGAGCTGCCGGAGTCCTTGGCGTGTCGCCAGAAAAGGCGTTACTGGGTATGTTGACGAAGCACACCGTTTCGATTCTCGACATTATCGACGACCTCGACAGAGGGAAGCTCCCGAGCGTTGAGTTGCTCTGTGAAAAGATCGGCGACGAGCTGAATTATCATATTCTGCTCAAGGCTTTGATTCTGGAGCGTATTTATGCCAAGCAACGGCTCGACATTACCGAAAAAGACCTCGAAACTCTTCTCGAAGAAACTGGAACAACTCACTAAAAGGAAAACCATGACCGAAGTAACTAAAGCAGAAAAGAATTTCCACCCCACCTACAGCGAGCACCTCAAGAAGATGCCCGACCTTGCCAACGAAAACTGGCTTGTCTGTGCGAATCAGGCGTGCCTGCGATGTATTGTAATCATCGACGAAGGCTCCGTTAAGGCGTTCAACAGTGAAGGCGACGAGGTTACGATCATTGAATCGCTCCTCGACCTGCTCCGCGTGCTTCCGGACGGTATTGTGCTCGACGGGGGTATTTCGATACAAAACCCGGACGGCAGCTTCCTAAAGGACGACGACGCCTGTAACGCGATCCTCTGGGGCAAGAACCAGATCGAGCACTTCACCTACAACGTGGTGGATTGCCTATCCGTGGACGAGTTCTACGGACGCGCCGAATCGCCGATACTTTCCGAGCGGCTGGAACGTATTGCGGAAGTCGCAGAGGTGCTGTTGCTGGCCGGAAAGACCGGGCACAACCACCTGTACTATGCGCCACAACTAAAAGCCGACGAAGCCGTGGTGCAGATGCTCCGCGACGGGATGGAAAGCGCGGGCTGGCGAGGTATTATACTGCGCAAGGATGTTCCGTACGTCCGTGGTAACACGCCGAATATTTTGAAAATCAACGTGCCTGAAAAATAAACATAAAAATAAATTGAATAAAAGGTAGTTGCGAGCTGCCTTCTTTTTATCCGAACAAGAAAGGAATCCCATGTCATTAAAAAACCCTAACGAAACCCGAGGCCGTAAACGCCTTAACAAATACGACGAAATCCTGAAATATATCCGCAAGACGGCAGGCAAGGGTATCCTCGACGAGATCAAATTCAACTCTGCCGACCCTTTCAAAGACGCCGAGCAGTTCCGCGCCCTGACAGCCTTCAAAGAACTACAGGCAGCGTGTCCTGAAATGATCTTCAGCATCTTTGCTTCCAAGAGCTGGTTCACGGTCGTATGGGAGCAGGGCTACGTGCCGAAGAAGAAAGCGAGTCGGTGATGTTGTATTTCGCCGGAGTCGATCCCGACCTACACTCGCTCCATACCGCCGTGATCGTGTGTAACGACGAAGGCACAATGTCTGCTTTGTCGGGCATCTGGACAGTAAAGGCCAAGGGAGCGAAGAACGAAGAAGCCGTCGTGCAAATACTGAGGTTTCCGTTCGGATGTCCTTTGAAAGCACAGGCGGTCGCCATCGAGTCCCAGCAAGTAACCTACACCGGAAGGACGAACGCCGCACGGCCTCAAGACCTTATCCACTTGGCACAGGTCGCCGGTGGGCTGGTCGGCCTGTGGCGGGACACCCCTAATGTCTACTTGCCCGTCCCGCAGGCGTGGAAAGGATCAGTACCGAAGCACATTAAGCAGGCGCGGGTGTTCTCGGCCCTTGGCATCAAATACGCCCTCGCCGGGGGTAACTGTCAGTACGCTGTACCGGAGAATTTTAAACAGTACGACAAGACCGGAAATCTCAACGCGGGCGATTGGATAGACGCCGGGGATAGCGTCGGGCTGGCTCTTTACGCTGCCGAACGGTATTTTAAAGAAGCACGGATTAAAAATAGTTTGAAAAATAACTTGAAATAAAACATTCTCGGAGTAGTGTGCAGGAAGAACAGAAAAAGAAAGGAAGTTCGTCATGGGTTGCTCATTTAAAAACTGGAATCATTGCCACACAAACACGTTTGTTACTGCTGTGCCAAATCCCGATCCGTCTCGGTGGATTTGTCTGGATATTAAAGAATATAAAAACGCTTACGTTTTAAAGGTGCGTTACTTAGACTGCACTAATTTTGAGGGAGTCAAAGTAATGGTTTATAAAGGCAAGTACAAAGCGCGTGGGTTGCTTGATCCTCACTTCGACGCCAGCAATGAGTCGCCTATAGCCCGGTTCAAACCTACCGAAGAGGGATGGGAAATGGCAAACACAGTAGCAGAATGTATTTAACATTGACGGCTAGAAAGGTATAATGGTTTAATTCCTTCGAGCACTCGGTTTCCTTCCTTTTCCTTTTGCTCCGGCCCCGCGACGGTACCCTTCCTGTCGCGGGGTTCGTCTTTTAGAGAAGTCCCCGAAGTAGCTGGGTTCGTCTTTTAGCGTAATGCGATGTTACGGACGATCGTTTTATCTTTAAGGCCGGTGCTTCGTAGAAATTCCTCGACGTGCTCGAAACATACCTCGCGGATTATCGGAAGGGCTTCCTGATTAAATCCCGCCATTCCCCCTCCCGGCGCGTCCGAGAAGAACGGGTTATCGTGAACGGCCCCGATGTCGCCGTGACGCGGGGATTGTTTCGTTACGATCATAGGCAGGTTCATCGCCATATAATCGTCGCGTGTCAGGTCTTTTCTGCGCTTTCCTGTGGACTTGCAGTAAGCGGAGACTTTCTCCCTGTTCTTCTGAGAGAAGTAACGAATCGTGTCCTTAGTCAGGTGCCTCACCTGCGATTTTGTCACAGGATACAGCCCCCCGTTTAGTCTAGGATCGTCGTTCTTATCGTTGAACCAAATCAACATGCCGCCTTCCCTACTTGACCGAACCACTCCGCGCTTCTCACGGTCGTGGTAGAAGGGTGCCCAGTAATGAGGGACGTTCAAGTGCCCTGTTGCGCCGGTCTCGTTCTCGGAATCGACGTTCTCGTTGAGGGCGGCTGCGAGTTGCCCTCCTCCAAGGCGCGTGATGGCCTTGTTTCGGGCGGCAGGGAGCAGTTTGCGAATAATACGGCTATAGAGGTTCACCGAGGAGCCTCCTTACTTCTTGACCCCTTTTTGCAGGTCTCTGTCGGCGTTCTGCGGGTCGTTCACGCCGGAGCGCATCTTCCCTATGGTGTCAAGTCCGGTCAGGTTGATCTGGCTGGTAATCGTCCTGAGGCGGAAATCTTCTTCCTTGATTCCCTTAATGCCGTCCGGCCCTGCAAGGGTCTTGGCTAGGGTGCTTTGGAAGATATTCTGATACGGGCCGAAAACGAGGAGCTGTGCTGCGATCAGCGCGTTCACGAACTCGTTGGCGGCTCCGAGCTTGCCGGGGATCAGGATATTCGCCAGTAGCGGCGGGATACGGTGCGCCGAAACAATGTTCTGCGAGAGCACCTCGTTGTCTTTACCGAATTGTTCTTCCGTGCCGTTCTCGGAAGCGAGCTTCTCGACCTGCAACTTAGCGTCCGGGTTCCCTAGATTTAGCGCGAGATTCTTGAAATTGTTACCCATGCCGGAAGTACCGCGAATAGCCGTTTCGATCTTAGCCCATTTATCCGAGTCCATTGACTCGCCCATGACGGCGATAATGAAGTCCATCACTCCGCGATTATGGTAGAAGTCCGCCTTGTACTGCTTCGCCTTTTTCAGCAGGTCGATGTCGGTCGCGGCAGACAGCCACTCGGGATAACCGTAATGGCGCACGCGATTCGACGGGCAGATGAAGGGGATGATTTCCGACACCTTCTCAGGCAGCAGCGTAGAATTGCCATTGTACGGGCCGTCTGAGAATAACCACTTCTTGTTTTCTATTCCGAACTTGGCGAAATAGGTCTGCTGTCCGCTAACGGGGTTCCGGTACAGGTAGTAAATATGGTTGCCCTGCGAGATCGCCCAGATGTCGGCGGTAGGCACGAAGCCCAGCCAAGTGATTTCGTCAGAGGCGTTGCGTACAACCTCCATGTAGCCGGTGCCGGTGTCCATGAAATCCTCGGCGATGTTCAAAAGGTCGTTGGAGAAGCCGTAGTGAGTCAGCGGGTCGAGTTTATCATCCACGGCGGAGCGGACGTAGGCTTTACCTGAAAGGAGGCTGGCGGCGGCGTTCTGTGCCTCGTCGGTCGTAACGGAAGCAGAGATGGCCTGTCCTTCGTCGATGAAGCCTAGCCCGATCGTCCCGAACTTCTTGGCTTGGATGCAGGCGCAGTGATGCGAGGAAATATCCTTGAGTTTCAGGACGGATTCGACGTTGACCGGGTGCGGGTAGGTCGTCGTTACAGCAGCGTTGGTGTTACTGCCTTCGGGGGACGCGCCTTTCGGGAGGTCGGGGTTAGAGAGAGCGGCTAAGATACCTCCGGAAAAAGAGCCTCCGAACATATCGTACATTGCCCCGTGAATAACCCCTACTTGCGTGAGGTCTTCCGGCTCGGTCTTTTTCGGTGCTGGTTTTTTAGATGCCATATTTTTAACTCCTCAAGGGATACTAGGGAAAAACAGGTGAAAGTCAATTTCGTTAATAGGGATAGTCGCTTGGTGCTCATGGCGTTCCTTCGTTATTAAGGGGGTGTCAACTGCCCTAGAAACTGTCCGGGAAGTTTGCCGGGCTTCTGTCCAAAATTGTTACCGTTCGAAAGACCCCCTGCCCGATGGTGTAGAGTTTCAGGGTTGTTCCTTTTTGATAGAAAAATACGACATTTGCTAATGCATACGGGTTTGCATACCCTGGAATAAACCACACTGCGGCGGTCGTTCCGATGTTATAGGCCAGCCCGTTTGGTGATCCGTCCGTATTGTAATAGATCGACGCAGCATAAGGCGGGAAAACTGTGTTAAAAGTGGCCGATGTAAATGACGGCGGGACCGTCGAAGACCCACCCGTTGACCAGCGCACCTGATTTGAATTATTGCTAGCAGCTCCCGGATAGCTGGCATTGTATTCGTATGTCCGAAGGTACGGGGTTCCCGACGATATGATTGGAAGGTAGTTAAAGAACTCGGCAGAAAAAACCCCGCTGCTGCGTCCGGTGGTATCTTCAAAGCTTTTTGTTCTCAGAATTTTCCGTCCGGTGATGGTGATTTCCCCGCTTTCCGGAACCAGTTCGGAGGACAGTCCGGACGGAATCCCTCCATCGGTGCGGTAGTATGCGGTGGTTCCGGCGACAACAACGATGGTTACAACCGTCTGATCGAGCCGATTTGTGTACGACGACCCACTCGTAAGTTCAGTCGCTCCGGCGAAAACTTGAGGCAACGGCACGCTCCCGTACACGTTGATGTCCCAGAACTCGGCGAAACCGTCTCCGCGAATAGCCCATCCCGACGCGCCGGGAACATAGTTAGCGGACTTGATGAAATTGCCTGTACCGGAAGCCACGACAGTATCCTTGCGTATTTCCATGTTTGCAAAGATAGCCGACCCGTCGCCCTTGAGCTGATAGCCTGCCGTATCCGTAAACGTAGAGCTTTCGATAATCGAGGCGGCTCCGCCCATCGTCAGCTTCACGGCACCTATCGTTCCTGCGGCGATCTTGTCGGCAGTCAGAGAGGCGATCTTCGCGGAGGTGATTATACCGTTCTGAATATTCGCTTCGCTGGCTATAATCTCGTTCGCTCCTACATGGACGGCGGCAATACTTCCGGCAGTTATTTGGTCAGCCACGATCTGTCCGGTGATATCTGTAGCTGCCGACGAGGACGACCAACCAGTACCGGCGATGTATCGGTAAATCTTTTTATCCGTCGTCAGATATACGACGCGTCCGTCCGTCAGTCCCGTAGTAGGAAGAACGGATACCACCTCGACGCCTGCCGCGTCCACCTCACTGCCTGTAACACTACCCCGCGCTGTTCCTGTAATGCCTGACGTATCGCCCGGAGTGAACGCGCTGTAATTTCCTGAGATGTCTTTCGACCGAAGCCAGAAATAATGAGTTATTGTATCATTAATTGCTACCGAGCAGAATTCCGCGCCGGTGCTGGCAACCAAAGAAGCCGTGCTGATATCGTTCGAAGCACTCTCGTACACTTCTATGATAGCCAAGTCTGGGTCGGTAGGGTTCGTCCAATTCAGCCAGATCATATTAAAACCGGTTGTCGTCGTAATAGTCGTAGGTACGCCGACCACTGAAGTAGCTACCGAGGCGGTCTTCGTCACGCGCTCTTCCACGTAGCTGTCGATAAAAGTCGTCGAATCTTTAGCACGGACAACGATGTCGAAGGTTCCGGCGATGGGGAACTTAATCGGAACGGAGAAAGCAAAAGAAGTCGTCGGGTCGATTGGGCTGCCTGCGACTACGGTTTCGTTTCCGGCTGTGTCGATATAAGACAGCGACCACGAAGATAAATCGCCGTCTTGGTCTGTAATCACACCGGACACCACATAATCAGAACCGACATAAGGGCCTAGAACGGGCAGAGTGTCGAACGCTATTTTAGGAGCGAAGAAACGAGCCGTCGCGAAAGTAAATTCTACCGAACCGTCGTCAGCGATGTCTCGCGTCTTAAAGATATTGTAAGGCTCGGTCTTAAAATAAATCGGCGATTCAGCAGTCGCCTCAGTAGCGAAGTCCTCGTGCGTGAACACCTTGACTGATGCACGTCGCACAAGCCACGCTTCTGCGCCTGAGCTGAAATTGCGGGTGCCAGTAGAGAAACGACCCCGCAGAGCCTGAATCGTCCGGGTGCCTTCCGTCTCAACCGACACAGCAGACACAGAAAGTATTTCAGTAATAGCAAAGCCGTCAGCATCGAGCTTAATGGGCTTCGTTTCCTCGACTATCCGGAGGCTGTCTATCCAAGTGTTCCCGCCGTCGTTATTGAAATCAGCTATAAACAAGAAGCGCAGAGCTGTGCTGTATGTCGCAGTAATTCCCATCGTGTAGGTCGTCCACTCCGTCGAACCGGGAACGCCGTCGATCTTATCTGCTTCGATGCCGTCGAAAGAAGCCCAAGTCCAACTACCGTCCGAGTCTCGCTGGTTAGTCACCTGTGCATATATCAGGTCTCCGGCTACTTCGGTTTTCGCTCGGAAGGTAACAACGTACCGTTTGCCTGCTAACACGCTCTGCGAGTCGATAGATAGTGTGCTCCCCGTACCGGACACGTCGCTGTTAATACAGACACCCTCTCCATCGACCGCCGAGAAAGTCGGCGCGGGCGTGCCGCTACCGGGCGTAAACGACCAGCCGGTCGTGCCGTTAGAAAAATCGCCGTTGACAACCCGGTTGTCCAGCTCTGCCAAGATCAGCAAAAACTGGTCGGCGCGAGCTCCGTCTAGTCCCACGTCGTCCGGCATAGATGCGAGATCAATCGTATTGGAATCCAGCACATCCAGAATCAAGGGGTTAGTGGCGGGGTCGTATCCTGCTTCGTCGGCTCCTTTAGTCGTGCTCAAGTAAGGATTCAATAACGAAGCACATACGCCGAAAGACCTAATCGTTCCGATGTTTGTAAACGCTCCGTCCACTGCTTTATCGTACAGGACATTGTATCCAACGGTCAGATTGTCTTCGCGTTGTGCTAGGACGGCGATGCCGTATTCCGTATCCGCAAACGCAGGCGGCATTTCAATCGGACGCACGTAGGCGAACTGAGCAGGCTCGGGGAAAGTATTTGAATCCGTGAAAGGGACAACGGCGGGCGTGTACGATAACGGAATCAAATTGGTTTCAGCGGAAAACTTAACAGTAACAGAGCCTGTCTGGTCGGCTGATTTTTCCAAGCATCGGCAAACCTGAATCAATTGCTCTCCGCCCGGCTCTACGTCGATATCCAGTTTGAATAGCTCCCCGACAGTCAGCAGTGCCGCACGGCGGCGGCGTATAACGATCTCGCCAGATAACGAGGGGCGGGCTACGGTCTTTCCCCACTCGGCAGCGTGTGCGAGTGCTTGATTACGGCGCGTGATATACGGTCGATTCAAATTCTCGCGGATGCGCTCGCCGGTCAGCTCGATTAAACTCACGTCGTCATATTTCTCGGACGAGTCTTTGTACATGCGCGTGCGGTCAGAAAAAGTAATGTCCCAACCGGTAGATATCCCGCTCCATCCGCTAGCGTCGAAGTCAGGAGTTTCAGTAAGGTCGGCTTCCCCGATGGAAACGAGGCCTGTCAGGTCGGGGGTATCCCCGTGCTCCCAATATCCAGCAACGATTTTGGCTTGGGACGTGTCCCACTTCAAAAAACAATCTGTCATGGCCGAAACTTCTGCGATTACTTCTCGCAGGCTGGCTTGCTGATTCAGGAACGGAGAACAAAACGTCAAATCCTTACGGGCGTATAGTGCCTCGGCAGTGGTTTGGAAAGTAGAAGCATCGAAAAGCGTGGTCGGCATTCCAAGCCCGTAGCGAGTATTCGTCATTAACTCGGCGATAGTTGCGATCGGATTCGATTGTCCGTCGTCCAATTCCAGCTCCGTTCCAGAGCACAGTGCTTGTGTAGCCGCGCGACTTACTACAACCTCTATACTTGGTGCCGATACTTTTTCCCGCCCGAATAGGAGGTCTTTAAACTCAATGAAGGCTATCCCCCGATAATCTGGATGGTCTTCTCCCGCGCTGTTATTAGCTGCTTTCAACAAAGAATTCGAAGCCAGCGTCTGATCTTCTGTGCCCCAATAAAAACGGAAATTGCCTTTTCCGGGAATCGACCCGACGAAGGGGTTTGCCTGCTCGATACGGAACACATTTCCAAGTGCCCAAACCTGCTCGCCGTCTATGGCGATGGCTACGAGTTCATCGACCTGACCTAGACACACCACACCGGCTATACTTCCAAAATAGTCGTAGGTACCCGTGCCCTGCCCGCCCCCTTTCTTATCGCCGCCCTTGCCGCCCGGTAGAGGCACTTCGACATTGTACTGGTTATAAACGCCGGAAATCCAGCGCACGGCGGCTTTCTGCGTGCCTGTCAGATAGGGAATCGGGATAGCCTCCTGATTGGTGCTAATGTCCTCTTCCGTTGTTCCAGCAACAACAGGGGCGGTAGTATCGGATGAAGAGCCTCCAAACATTACGGTTTAATCCTCCAGATACATGCCAAGCGGTGTTTATAGGTTGGGTCAGATAGGGAGCAGATTAGAGCACTTGACCCCCGCATACAATGAATAAATTTATCTTCCGACAACGCAACGCCGACATGATGAACGCACTTGCCTATTTTGAATCCCAGCAGGTCGCCCGCCTGCACTACTTCCGGAGATGGATCGGATACAAGCGCAATTAGCTCGGGATGTGTTTCCAAGAACTGAACAATCAGGCTGTCTGAGCTTACTCCCGCCCAGCGCATCGAGCCGGAAGGCACGAGGAAAGAAAAAGGCACTCCGGATTCCTTGTAGACCTGTTCGGCTAGCATCTGGCAGGACACTCCCCCCTGTTTGCCTTTACATCGGCTGTTCGCCGCGAACGGCGTGCCTAGCCATGTCTGAGCCGCTTCGTTGAGCCGCTGGACTCTCTCGGGGGTATTAAACCAAGAGTCCATTATTTCTTACCTCCCTGCGAGTAGTCCTTGTTCACCTTGGCTACGGTCGGGTTGCCTAGCGGCACGAACGGGAATCCCCCGAAACGGTCGAAGTTTCCGAACTTCCCTGTCGGGTTTACTGCCGAACCTGCTACCATTGTGTCGTCAAACGCTTTACAAGTCCCTGAAGCACCGTCGCACCCTGCCCAAAGATAAATTGTTTCTGATACGACCGGAGTGACATCGAATGGATGCCTTAACGTGATTTTGATATTCGACCCGTTGGCTACCGAATCTAAAACTCCGCGACGCTCGAACGTGCTGGCGGTGCCCTTCTCAAACTTTCCGGCAGCGAAGAAGTGATCGAATACCGATACAGTCGGTCGTGCCTGCGTGGGGGTGTCGTCCGTGAATACCGGAGGCGTTACTATAATCTCGTAAGACCCTGCCGTGTACGAAACTACGGTGGACGACATTTTCCAGTCTGCCGCAAGCAATCCACAAGGCGCGGAATATACAGCGTAATTGCATGTCGGTTGCATTAAGATATTCGGAATCTTCCGGTCAAACAAAGACGAGATGCCGTAGCACTTCGCATCTATCATCGGGCCGTCGAAAGAAGCGGACGCGACCTGTCCCTTGAATATCGTATTGACGCTCGTTACCACCCCGTCGCTGTCGGGCAGGCATTCGTAGATGTCGAGATAGAGAACGGCTTCGAGGCGCAAGGGCAGGAAGTACCCAAGTGGGTTTCTAAGAGACGCCGTTGTCGCGTCCCAGAATCGGCGAGATTTAAGCGTCAACTCGTCCTGCTCCATATTCACGTTCTCGACCGATTCGGAGTGCTCAAAGTGCTTAGGCACATAAACGTCCGTCCCGTGTGTAATCGGCATCTCGAACGACGTGAATAGCCAAGGCGAGTAGCCTGTCATGGAGAACTTATAAAGGTATGCCCGAGCGTCCTGCTTTCCGGACGGGTTCAACTCGTCGGCGGCATATTCTTCCGGCACTTCTTTGAACGCGGATTTGACAATCGCCAGCTCGTCCGTTAGGAACGAGAATTCGATTTCTGGCTGTTGGAAGCGCGAGAGGATTAACGGGGAAACCTGTGTCGCTCCGATCGTGTAAGGAATAGTCAAGGGCTGGTCGAGATCGAATTGAATCTCGCCGGTGTCTAAATCCACGGAGAAAATGTTGAAACCGACCGCCTGTGAACGCTGAACGAGCGCGAGTGTGGCGGCGCCCTCGAACGCTGCTGGGTTATCGACGGTGATCGAGCCGTAAGAGACGGTTGCCGCCGGCGCTTCAAGAGTGTATTCGAGGGTGGGGGCTGGCGGTATCCCTGCGTCCGCCGCATATGTAAATATACCGTTTGGATATATTGGAGTAGCTGATTGATAACAACGATAATAAATAGTTCCGGTTGTTCCTATTCTAAAATACCAGAACAGTGAGTTTCTATATATATATATTCCATTTGAGTTTTCCCAATACGGAAATCCACTTAATATTCCAGAAAAATAATATTCTCCGTTACATAATGTAATACCCGCCTCGCCAACCGTAATCGTCAAAGGATACTCCAGCGTCCGCGTGAATGTTGCAGGCGGGATGCTGAGTCCGTTATCCGGCGCGGTGTAAGTCGTAGTCCCATCGCTCATGTACCAGAGCGTGTCGTGCCAAACCTGATACGCGCTCTTCGTCCACTTGCTGATTCCATCATTCCAAATATAATTCCCGTCGAATAGCGGATCGGTTGCGTTACTCACGGTAATGCGTGTTGGACGGTGCGGCAATAAACGGGAATCGCCCACACAGCCGGGGAGCCAGAACATCGCCGCCGCGCCGCACGAGAAGAAAAAGAATCGGAGCACCTTTTTAAATTCGCTCCACGACTTACATGCGAAGGATTGCTCGACGATGCGCGACCCTTTCTGGTCGTAATAAATATCCGCTGTCTCGCGCCCGAAGCCGATTTCGTCCTTAACGATCTCGAATTGAGATTCACCGACAGCCACGTCCTCTGCCCAGTTCGGCAATAACGGGAACATCGGTTGCGCTACTGTGTCCACGACCGGCCCGTCGTCGAATAGTTGCGCGGCGACTGTTAGTGCATAGGAGACAGGGGAGTTCTCGACAAATTTAATGTCTACAGTCGTCAGTTCGTCGGTCAGCATCTCCGGCATCGGATTCCCGTCGAAACGTCCCCAAAGAAGCGGTGCTTTCATAGCCAGCGCGGAAGGAGTAAAGGTAGCGGGTGCTCCCCCTTCTGCGTAGATTTCCCACGACGACCAGCCCGGCTCATAGACGACCCACAAGCCTGCCGATACTCCCGCCTTACTTACAGCACCGTAATTATCAAGAGCGGGCCAGAAGGGGCAAAGGACGGGCGTGTTGCCGAGGGTATTTAAAGCGGCGCGGAACTCTGTAGCATCTCTCCGCAACATAGTTGCTGTATAGGACAAAGAAGCGCGAAGGGACATCGACATGGGTGTGCGATCTTCCTTACCGGTAAGCCCCCGTTCGGTGTCCGTAATCACTTTGAAAGTACAGTCAACCGTTTCTGCCCAGTTCGGCGGATAGCACATTACAAAAACGGGTATAGACGATATGGTTGTACTTTTCATATTTCCCTTTCAACTAAACAAATTTAAATGCGTTCTTCTTCATCACTTTCAGGATCGCTGTTTCCCCCTCGGAGCTTTCTGCCCAGCGGCGCATCTTTTTTCGGTCGTCGAAGAAAGCAACATTCACATTCTTATCGTTACTGCCGTCGCTTGTCGAGGTAGAAGTTCCGACCGGCCCGCCCGCAGCGTAGCCACGGATGGCTTGCCCTGTCCCCATAATATGGGAAGCGGCACTTCTAAAAGACTCAGGCGGTGCGACACCGGCGCGGAGTCGTTCAAGAAACCCTACGCCGAGCTTGCGCACCAGCGGAACAGGGA